CAACACCAATACTAGTACTAGTACAAGTAATAATACCAATGCGAATACCAACGTCAATACGAATAATAGTATAAGTAATAATACGAATAATAATACAAACATCAATAATAATACTAATAATTCAACGGTAAATTCAACGGCTAATAACAACAACACGAATACAACTACGTCAACTGTTGATCAAAATGTTAATAGTAATAGCACATCAAATAATACCAATAATAACACTTCTGACAGCACATCAAATAATACTAATACTAATACTAATAAGAGTGAAAGTACGTCGGATAGTAATGTAACAACAAATAATAAGAACGAAAATACTAATAAGAATGAGAACATTAATAAAAATGAAACTAATCAAACAATTAAGCAGGAGATTACAACAAAAGCGCCACCTGCAAGTGCAATAGCCCCTTCTATTGGTTCTAGCTACTCTCAGGATTTATGTACCACAGGTATTAGTGGAGCTTTCCAAGGACAATTATTTGGTTTATCAGCAGGCAAAAGCGTTAGGGATATGAACTGTGAACGTATTAAGTTATCTAAAACAGTTTACGATATGGGTATGAAAGTTGCGGCAGTTAGTTTAATGTGCCAAGATGAACGAGTTTTTACTGCTATGATGATGGCTGGAACTCCTTGCCCTTATGAAGGAAAAATTGGGGATGAGGCTCGACTTGCGTGGAAAGAAAATGCAGATCAAAGACCTGATAAAAAATCCTTTTGGGGAAAGGTTAAAGCAAAGAGAGCAGCAAAGAAAGCAGCAAAGAAAACAGAAAAACTTAAAAAAGTATGAAAAAACTTCTTCTATTATTAGGACTTCTGTTTACTACTAATGCAATAGCAGACAATAACGGCACTTGCACTAACAATTCAAATTGTTATAACAGTGGTGTATACATCTACGAAGATGGACAAGACCTTATAGACCTCTATAACATGTCTGGTACTACTAACCTCAATTCAAGCGATGATAGTTGGTCAAGTCAAGTATCTCTTGGCATGGAATGGGATCGTTGGGGACAAACTTTTGGACATGCTAGAATGTCTACCAATGGTTGTGTAAATCTTAGAGGTGGGACGTCAGGTGGTAATAGTAATGTCTGTTCAGACTACACACCACAATCTTTACCTTATAAAAACTTTACCTTATATCCAATGTGGACTGATCACATCAGAGGAACAGCATCAGGTGGACAAACTTCTAAGATGTTATTTAAAGACTTTGGTGATTATGTTGTTTTTGGTTGGTATTACATGAGAGAATATAATAGAAGTTCAAGTAATAGTTTTGAAGCAATACTATATGCTAATAATTCATACGAATATAGATACAGAGAATTAGATATTATTAATCATGATGTTCTTATAGGCGAACAAGGCAATCATTCAACTAATCCCGAAGATACAAAAACATTTTTATTTTACAATGATGGTCAAAGTGGCTTAAATACCTTTGATAATTACTTAGCAAACCAAGAAATTGATCTAGAAAACGGTGGTTCACTATTCAGTGGTACAGAAGCTCAAATGTGTGAGATAGATGCCTTATATGCTAGCACATGTTCAGGTTATGCGGCGGCTGTATTAGCTCAACAATGTGCTTTGGATACTTTGTATAGTTCATCATGTTCAGGTTATGCAGCAGCTTACTTAACTCAACAATGTGGGTTAAATACGTTGTATGATGAAGCTTGTACAGGATATACAGCAGCTAAATTAATATTCGAATGTGATTTAGACGTATTTTATTCTAGTGCATGTGATGGTTACTCAGCTGCTTTGGCACAAGAACAGGCATTACAAGATGCTATATATGGAACAGATGAGAATCAGTATGGTTATGATGATGGGTATGATGAATATGGGTATGATGATGGGTATGATGAAACAGATTATGGGTATGATGAAACAGATTATGAGGAATACTTAGACCCGAATGATCCTTGTTATGAAAATGCTTGTATTGACTTTACAGATGCTGATTGGTATGCACTTGATATAGAACAGTTTGGGCAAGAACAAGTAGATGAGTGGTATGGACAAGAAGTAGAATTTTCAGATGAAGGCTATATAGATTATGGCACATCAACAGAAGAAGAGTATTGGACGAACATTGATGAAGGTATGGAGACGTATGATCAAGAACAAGAAGCGACATGGGCCGCAGAAGAACTAGCGTGGCAAGAAGAACAGCAAATGCTAGAAGATGTGGAAATGTTATCGCAAGAAGAAGAAATGTATGTCCAAGAAGAAGTCTTGTATGCAACAGATGCTGATTGGTATGAAGTAGAAGAACTTGAACAGGTAGATGAAGGGTGGGAAGAAGATATAGAGTTTTCTGAGGAAGTATTTGTAGCAGAGACTCATGTGGAAGAACTATACGAAGAAGAATTTTATGAAGTAGAGGTTTTAGAAGAAGCAGAACTACTAGCCCAACTCCCTACAGAGCAAGAAATTTATATATTAGAAGAAACAATCGGTATAGAAATATTTGCTGAAGAAGAATGGGAGCCTGTTGAAGAAAATGAAATATATGAAGAAGAGTTAGAAGATTTTGAGCGCGAAGCAATAGAAGAACACGAAGAAGAAGTTTTCGAAGAATATGAAGAAGAATATGAAGAAGATGAAAAGGAGTTCTTCAAAGAGGAAAAAGGGGGAAAAAATAAAAGTACAAGATTTATTGCTTCTAGTACAAGTCAAGAACCTAGTGTAACTAGTATAGAACAGACCTTTACTGTAATGGCTCCACAAGAGCAGCAGCAAGAACAACAAATAGTACAACAAGATTTAAACTCTAGTAGCACACAAGCAGCTGTAGCGGCAATAGATTTTGGTGGTACACAAGAAGAGCAACAAACAGTAGCAGAAGTTATACAAGAACAATTAGAGGAGGGCTCAAACAGCAGTACAGGAGGTAGTTTTGATAGTAATTCATATTCAAGCGGTAGCAGTAGCAGTGGTAGTAGCGGTTTTGTGGCTAGCAGCAGTCAGCAAGAACAAATAACGCAATCCACAGGTAATACTTTTGTAGTAGAACAACAAGAGCAATCTACAGGGCAAGTGCAGACTGCATTACAGGTAACAGAAGTCGCTGACTCAGGACCTGTAGTATCTGCTTTTGAAGTTGCTGAACAGCAACAAGAAACACAAGATGAACAACAAGAATTAACGTTTGACGATGGTTCTAACTTCACCGTAGCAGATCAGAACTTTGAAAGTTCATTTGATGATGCGTTAGGAACAGGACAATCAATTGGACAATTTTTAAGTAACACAGCACCAAACTTTGCTAAGTTTGAAGTTGAAGCACCTACATTCCAAGAGCAAAGAAAGGCTGACGCGGTAGAAAGTTTAGCAGAGTCTGTTAGTGCAACAGTTATAGCAGCAAACTTACAAACAGAATTTAACAAATTGCAACAAGACAACGAGAACACTAATGATTACGGCGACCAAACTATTGCTGTTGCTTATATTGGATATACCGCAGGTTTTAGCGCGTACACATCACAAGAGCAGTTATTAGATCAACAAAGTTGGTATGATAGATCTCAAGTGTATAAAGGGCAAAAGACTGTTGATAATAAATGGGGCTTATATATGATGGCTAGTAAATCGGATAAGAAAATGCAAGAAATGATACTATCCCAGTACCAATAGGAGTAAGAAATGGCAGAAGTAGAATATGAAGGAATAAAGATGAGCGGCAGTAAAATGCTGCTTATACTCCCGTTGTTAGGTACGTTAATAGGAGGACTTTGGGGAGGCTTTGAGTTGTATAATAGGCTACTTGATGCTGAAAAGACATTAGCAGGTTTAAAGCCAGAAGCAATACAAGCAGAGCTTGTTAGACTAACAGAATTAACAGAGATTATTAAAACTGATTTGAGAGAAGATATTAATACAGCAAAAGAAGATATTAATACAGCAAGAGACGAGACTAGCGCAGTAATGGACTTAGCAAGGGCAACTGAAAAGACATCAGCAGACACACAAAGAGAAATTAGAAATGATGTGTATGCTATGGAACGCGAGATGAACACCCGTTTCAAAGAGATGGATAGAGAGACTAGAGAGCTAAGAAAAGACTTGGAAGAAAAGATTACGACGATACTTGAAAATCCACTTAACGATACTGAATAATAAGGAGTTGATAAAATGAAAAGAGAAAAACCGAACTACATTGATGTAAGAATAGGTCAACTCAAAGAAGAGATGCATAAACCCAATAATGAGTACGATAGAAAGTGGTATAATAGACTCATTCAAGAGCTAGACTGGGCAAAGCAAATGGAAACTTCTCCGACTAGAAATTGTTATATGGAAGAAGGTTCAAACTTTTTATATAGATAAAAAGGGGCTTTCGCCCCCTTTGTTAGAAGGTAAGTAGCAGTTCTAGTGCGTAAGTATTTGTACTTTCGTTAGTGATATTATCTTCGTCTCTCCTATATTCTAAGATGACTAAGAGATTCTCAGATACCATATAACTTGGTGCTATAGTAAATGCTTTCAAATCTTCTATAGTAGCTCCTATATCAGTTTCAACTTCATACTCGCTGTAACGAAAAGTTACTCCTGCTCTATCCCATACACGGTTAGCCATTACTAGGTAACCCTCTGCTTCTACTCCAACAAAACCTTCCGCTCGCGCCTTTACAGGCCAGGAAGTAGCCCCCTGAGCAGCCAATGATACCGCCGCCGGAGCATTTTCTGATTGATTATACTCTGCTGCGAATGTCCAGTCTCTAACTGTATAGCTAGTCCAGGCATTTATCAGCTGTATATCCTCATCGGATTCTTCCAATTTGTCAGTCATGTAGAATCCTTTTATTGTCCAGGCTTCAACAGGATTTACTGCCAACATTAATTCAAAAGCCCAAGGGCCTTCAGAACTTCTATTATCCCCCTTCAAATTACCTAGGTCAGTTACAGCAGATAAAGCTACATCGAACTTAGCCCCATCGTAGTAAGTTGAGATTCCTTGCTGGTAGGCGCCATAGAAGTACTTGGCGTACCCAGTACCGGAAGATTGATATAAACCTGTAGGCTCTTCTGTCTCCCACCCTGAGTAACTCAGAAATCGACCTGCCTTAAAACTTAATGTATCGGTAAACTTTACATTAATAAAGGCTTGTTCGACATCGAATTCTTCACCATTTCCATCGTTTTGGTACTCTAAATCAACCTGAGCTGAGATATTAGAACCAAAATCAAATAAAAGGTCAATTTCGAACTGATCAAAACCGCTATCTGTTACATTATTTCCATTGTCTGGCTCTACCCGCACTGTAGACATGTCAATAAAACCAGTTACGCTAAGTTTTTCACTGAGATCAAAACCTTGAGAATAGGCATTAGGTGTTAAAGAAAAAGCCGCAAGGGCTATTGGTATTAAAAATTGTTTTAATTTCATACCTCTTCTTCTTCTTCTATAGGCTGTGGCTGCATTTGTGGAGCCGCTTGGTTTTGTATAGAATTAATAAGATTCAGACTTAGTTTAGCAGGAAGCTCCCCTAAACCTTGTAGAACTAAATTTACTTCTTCTATCGTTAGTTTTAAATCTAGTATTTCGTTCATTTAAATATATCCTGCCAGTTTCCTGTTGTGCTAGCACGAGAGTACTCCGTGGCTCTGTTTTCAAAAAAATTAGTGTGTTCTACTCCATTTAACATGTAATCTAACCAAGGTAAAGGATTCACATCACTCCCAAATATCTTCTTCATTCCTAAACCTAGTAACCTACGGTCTGCAATATAGCGAATATACTCTTTTATTTCTTCTGCTGTTAGATCAGGTACTTCTGCACCTTCAAAACATAAGTCAATAAAAGCATCTTCTAGCTCTACAGTGCGTTCTGCTGCACAATAGATTTCATACTTCAGGTCGTCTGTCCATAGTTCAGGGTTTTCCTGTATAAAAACGCGAAATAGATGTGACATGCCCTCTACGTGTAAAGTTTCATCTCGTACTGACCATGTTACAATCTGTCCCATCCCTTTCATAAGGTTGTGTCTTGGAAAATTCAACAAAATAGCAAAACTACTAAATAGCTGAACACCCTCAGTAAACGCCGAATAGATTGCCATTGTTTTAGCAATATCCATTGGAGTTTTCATACCAAAGTTACCAAGGTACTCATGTTTATCCAGCATTTCCTTATGCTTGAAAAACTTCTGGTACTCATCGTCTCTAAAACCTAAGGTTTCTAGTAATAATGAGTACGCTTCTTGATGTACCGCTTCCATAGCTGCAAAAGCGGCTAACATCATTCTTACTTCAGGCTGCTTAAATGTAGGTAGATAGTGCTTTGCATATCCACAGCATACATCTACATCAGCTTGTGTAAAAAATCTAAAAATCTGCCCTAGTAATCTTTTATTACCTTTGGACATCTTCTCTCGATAATCTTTTAAATCATCTGCAAGGTTAACTTCATCAGGTAACCAATGCATATGTTGTTGCTGTTTATAATATTTAAAAGCCCAAGGGTAATTAAAGGGCTTGTAATATTCTCTTTCTTCTAATAAGTTCATTTTTTCACCAATGATGTACTACGTTTGCTATAATAAGAATTACGCACATTAAATTTGAAAACACTATTGCAGTTCTTATTATCGCAACTGCATTATCATTAGCAGGATCAAATCCATCATCCTCGCTATATGACCCCAAAGCGTGCTTCCAAATTGTCCAAACTTTAGCCTTCACAGGCCAAGCACCCTTCTTCGTCCATACTATCGAATATATACTGTCGCAAGACTTCATCAGACACATTCTCTGCACGTTTCATTGCTTCACTTCTTAAATAGTATAGAGTTTTTACTTTCTTTTTCCAAGCCATCATATGGATAGCATGTAATTCTTGTTTGGATACATTAGATGGAAAGAATATATTTAGAGACTGGCTCTGACATATATCTTCCTGTCTATCTGCTGCCATTTCAATAACCCAACGTTGGTCTATTTCTACAGCCGTTTTAAATATTTCCTTAGTCCATTCATCTAAGAAATCTAAGTGCTGTACTGAGCCTCCATTAGTAATAATACTCTTCCACACATCATCGGTGTCTTGACCTAACTCTTGAAGAGCATGTTCTAAGTACTCATTTTTGAGGAGAGATGATCCTGATTTAGTTTTTTGTGTAAACGCATTAGCCCTATAAGGCTCAATACTGGGAGAAGTATTACCACAAATAATACTGCTGCTAGCATTAGGAGCCACAGCCAGCAAATGAGCATTCCTAACCCCAGCACTGCTCCCATCAGGGCAAGAGCCACGTTCTTTAGCCAGTTGTCTTGTTGCATTAAGTGCTTCTCCTTTAATATGCTTGAACATCTTAATGTTCCTACCTTTCGCCATAGCACTCTCAAAGGGTACATTATGTCGTTGTAAATATGCGTGAAATCCCATAGCCCCAAGGCCAAGACTACGCTCTGATTTTGCACTGTTTACAGCTTTCTCCAGTTCTGGTGGAGCTGTATCACAGAAGTGAGTTATTACATTATCTAACATTCTTATTAGATCAGGGATAAAGTCTAGATTATCCTTCCATTCATCATACTCTTCCAGATTTACACTAGATAAACAGCACACCGCAGTGCGCTCATTATTAGTTGCAAGGGTAATTTCAGAACATAAATTAGAATGATTTACTCGTAATCCTAAGTCTTTTTGAAATTCTGGTAGTGCTGCCTGTACGGTGTCCTTAAACATAATGTACGGCTCACCAGTTTCAACTCTATTCTGGATAAGCTTTACCCACAAAGTTTTAGCAGAAACTGTTTTAGTTATTCTTCCTGAATGTGGGTCAATTAAGTCCCATGAATCATCAAAGCCTTCTACTCTAGTAGCTTGCTCGATTATTTCCATAAACCTATCGTCAATAAGAATACCATGATGAAGATTAACAGACTTTCTGTTAACATCCCCGCCTGTAGGTTTACGAACATCCAAAAATTCTTCAACTTCTGGATGAGATATATCCAAATACGCTGCATAGCTTCCTCTCCTTGTTACACCTTGTGAAAACGCGAGCATCTCTGCATCCACAACCTTCATGAATGGGATAACTCCCGTACTTTCCGAACCGTTAGACGTTGTAGAGCCTACCGAACGTACATCGCTCCAATAGCCCCCAACGCCACCCCCCACACTAGACAGAAAGGCATTTTCAGTGTAGTGACTAGTGAGCCCTTTTCTACTATCTTCAACATAGTTAAGAAAGCAACTAATAGGCAACCCTCTGGTTGTTCCACCATTAGAAAGTATAGGAGTAGAAAACATAAACCAAAGTTTACTAGCATAATTATATAACCTCTGTGCATGTGCATCATCATCAGAGAACGCTTTAGCCGCCCGCGCAAACGCATCTTGGGGAGATTTTTCCCCTGGCATTAAGTATCTGTCTTGTAGAGTTTTATGACTAAACTCCGACAAGTAATTGTCTCTGTTGTACACAATTTTCATATAAAGTTATCCTTAATCTCGGCAATATTTTGCTTGCCAATAGCATCGTCGCAGTATGTTATTAAATCCATTAGTTCATAGTTTTGTAATATCTGCTTGTAGTTCTGGTTTAGAGACTCAATGTACTTGTACTGCCCAGGAATAGGAGCTGAATCATGTATATTAAACGCATCTCCATACTGTTTTATTAACGTGAAAGCCCTCTTTGGCCCAATGCCAGGAATGCCAGGAACATTATCTCCTTTATCTCCGGTTAAGCACTTGAGAGATATAAACTCTTCTGGAGTCACCTCATAATGATCTGACCAGTTATCTATAGTTACTTCCTTACGGTTAACGTACGAAAATCTACTAACTCCTTCTTGAATAAGTAAGTCCCAATCTCTATCACTAGATATGAGCCACATATTCTTGAAACCATACTCATCTTTATTTTTTACTAAGTGTGCTGCGATATCATCTGCTTCTACACCAGCAAATTGTAGTACCGGCCATTCTATAATATCAAGAGTGGCTTTAAACTCTTCAAAAAACTCTTCAAACGCAATTTTTTCTTCTTCCGTTTGGGTTGAATACTTCTCTTTCCTATTTTGTTTATAGTCAGACCGGATACCTTTTCTATAGGTAGAGGCTCCTGCATCTGCTGTAATTATTATTTGATTACACTTGTAGGAATCCGCAAGAGACTGTACCGTTTTTTGATAGTCGTATCTAAAATCTGATCTGCCTTGGTGCTTCCATCTAAAGGCCAAGTTAAGCGCATCAACTACAAGTGTTCCTGTTTTTCTTTGAGAATTAAAATTAAGTGCCATGTATAAATTCTACCTTTTCTTTTTTTAACCAATCTTCTGCGAGAGAAACGTAACAGTTTAAGTCACTAACATAAATATAAGATATATGTGAGGGCTTTACTTCTGTGCCTACATATATTTTTGATCTATTATACTTGAAGAACAGAAGAGGTTTTTGTCCCCCTCCGTCTGCTTGTACTAATAACTTTTTCCACCACTTAGTTAAATGATTAGTCTTCTTCTGTGTTAGTATCTTATCAGTGAGCGGTGACTCAGCATAATTCTTTACTTCAATACAAAAGAAGTTTTTCTCATTAGGAACATACAAGTCTCCTTTTAAATACTCAAGAGCACCTGACATTGGTACTCTTTCAAACTGGAGGTTTGTATACTCTCTTAATAAGTCTCTTACTAGATATTCTCCTCTTGCTCCTTTAGCTCTACTATCTACCATTTATTCTAACCTACTTATATTTTCTTTCTTTACTACTTCGATTTTATCGAGAAGTGGGTGTGTCCATTCATGAGAAACTATATAAGTGTTCAAATCTTCATTAATTAGAACTTCTATTAGTTTCTCCCTTCCAACATCGTCCAGTACTGCAATAACTTCGTCTAAGAAAAGAATGTTGAGTTTAGACTTAGATATACTACTCATTAGCTTTCTTATTGCTATCAGTGTAGCTGTATTTACCCTGGCTAACTCTCCTGAAGAAAGTGCGAGAATATCTACTATTTTGCCGTTATCTGTAACTTGTACATTTAACTTATCATTAGAGACTACAAACTCAAGAGTAAATCTACCATCAGATAACTCTGCAAGATAAGTATTCGCTAATTCTTCCAATTCTTTTACAAGGTTTTCAATCTTATAAGCTAACAAACCATTTGTACTAAATGCTTTTTTAAGTATTTCCAAGTTAGAAATAAGATCCTCTTGCTTATTTAATACATCTTGAACTTCTCCAAGTTGTTTTAGAAACTCCTCGGTCTGTTCTTGTATTACTTGGATTCGCGTATTATGCTTGGTCCTGCTTTGGTTCTCCTTTGCTGTGCTTTCCAGCTGCTCCTTGCGTTGAAATAAGTCAGTTCGTACGCTCTCCATCCTGCTTTCAAGCTCCCTTTTGTCCAAGAGCACCTTAGGTAGACCATTGTCAATACTTCGGTAAATTTCCTTCCAATTAGTTTCAAGATTCTGAATACGAGTGAACTCGTTATTGTCCCTTTTAATTTCTTTAATTTTTGCTTCAATTTGTTCAACTTTTACCTCCGATTCTAATACTTTTTCAGTTTCTGTTCTTGTTAGTGCTTGTATAAAACTAGAGTCTACAACTTGTGAACAAGTAGGGCAAATATCCCCCAGTGTGCTTAATTTTTGTAAAAGTTGTTTAGACCCCGCTGCGATTTGTGTATGATTACCCACATCAGCTTGCAAGGTGTCGTATGACTTTCGTTCCGTTATTAATGTACTTTGTATTTCTTGTAAATTAATCTGTCCCAATAGCTCAAGTAATTGATTATTATTTGAGATTTTTTTATTCTTCTGTGAAATATTTTCAATTTCTTCCGTTAAATAGTGGAACTCTTTCTCGTGCTCTTCCGTATTTATTTCTAAATTTAACATTGGAAGTATGGTAGTATCACTCAATTTGTTATCTGAGAGCCATTTTTCTATTGTATTAACAGTTGCTTGCATTCCGTTAATTTCAAGAGTAATCTGTCTAGCTTGTTCTTTAAATACTTCGAATAGCTTTACATACCCTTCAAGATGTAATAGATCAATTAAAAATTTCTTACGATTTGTATCTGTTGCAGTTAAAAACTGTAGACTCGCATTCGTACTTTGATATACCAACTGAGAGAAAGTTTTAAAGTCTACTCCAATAATCTCTTGTATGGTTTTATAGGTATTAGTAGCCGTATGACTAGATATATCTTCGCCATTCTTTTCCAACCTAACTTTTACTGTGGTTTTTCTATCTATACTTACGGAATAGGTATCCGCATCTTTAGTAAAAGTTAATTTTATATTATAACCTTTACCTACATATCTATTGGGTATATCTGCTTTTTTAATTCCTTTAGAATTTTTGTTGTATAAAGCCTCTTCAATAATTAATGGTATTGAGGACTTTCCTGTGCCATTTGTTCCTATAATCTGAGTTACATTATTATCATCTAAAACTAAATTATTGTCAGAACCATAGCTAAAACAATTATTCCATTGTAGCTGCTTGAGAGTAATCATTGTAAGTCCCTATAATGCTTGATATTTTTTCTGAAGGAAGTTCTAATATATAAGTGAAGTACTCAATTAACTCCTCTTCTATACTCATTTCTTTATGTAAAAGTAGAGTAGCTTCTGTACTTCGTTTCACCACTTTCTTATCTAGTAGTTCTGAGTTTTTAACTTTAGATAAGTCTTGTATATCTCCTTCCAGTTCGTAAATTGTATGATTATAAGTGCTAGGTATCATATCCTTTGGGTCTTGTACTGTCTTTCTTAGTAGTTGAGGAAGATTAAACCTCTCCCACATCCATGACCAATCTATATCATTTATTAATAAGTACCCGGTTTCTACTACATTTCTATGAAAAGTAGTTGTCATAGGGCTTCCTGGGTATACAATGTTTCTTTGTGTATTACTGTGTGCGTGTAAATCTCCTGCGAAAACTACAGGGAAACTTGCTAACCTATCTAAGTCTACTTCAGGTTTTACATGAGGCGGAATCTCTCCTCTTACATGAGTAAACAAAGGCATACTATTATCAAAAGCCTCTATACTACCCTCTCTATGTAAGTCTGCATAAGGAAGCACGTTAAAACCTCTATCCTTGTCCACATAGGAAAAATCCGTTATATGAATAAAAGGGTTTATATCTCTACTAACTTGTTTAAGTTGACTAAAGAAAGTCTTGTTCTTTTTAGTAGCCTCATGATTACCGTCATAGATAAGTGTGGGAATACCTACTTTTCTTATAAAGGAAAAATATAATTCTAGCTCCTCCATAGTTGGAAGACGATCAAAAAGATCGCCCCCAATTATGTGCATACTACACTCGTTTTCTATTTCATGAATTTGAGCAAAGAAGGCTTCATATCTTTTCTTAGCCCAGTCAACTGGGACGTTCTTCTGTCCCAGTTTTAAGTGCCAGTCTGCTGTGAATAGAATCACCCTACATTAAACTCCGCTTCCAAAGTGTCATCTACTTCTGAAGTGTGTGCTTGTCGTATACGATCCAGCAACTCTTTCTGAGCATCTGGAGTCGGGCGAGACATTACTTCGTCCATGGACTTTACGGATGCTGCAAGAGCCGCATCTTCCGCACTAAGAGGAGAAGGCTTACACTTGAGTGCCTGTAGTTGGTACTCTACATTATAAGGCAGCGGCCCAGTCTTAACACGCTTAAATTTAATATCCCATCCAGTTTCTGGATCGGTAGGATCACCGAGGTCTTCGGCAGCACTAATGATTGATTCCCAGAGCTTCTTCTTAAGATTGACAACTTTTACTTCACCGTTGTCAATACACTGAGTAGCATAGCTCCAGCCACATTTAAGATCAGGATAATACTCACGAACCCAATCTTTTTCTTGGTTTGTAAAGGCTTCTGCATCTCGATCAAAAGACAGACACTCTAAAGGAATGTTCTTGTCATTCTCACCTTTGATCCAGTATACATAACGAGCAAGAATGTCACCTACGATACGCATGACATTGTCACCATCTTTATACTGAAAAGTGCTGATGGAAGTTTTTTGGGCAGAACCCTTTTGTTTGTTAAATGATATAGCCATTTAGTTAATCTCCGTTGGGACTTCTTCATGAAGAAAATGAATTTCGCCATTCTCTAAAGAAAGTAGTCTATTATTGTTTAAAAATATATAAGGATCCTCCGTCAAAAGAAGGGGATCTAGTGTTGTCTTACCATAGGCTTTATAGTCTCCATAAGACCTCAAAGAGGCAAGTGCTATGTAGACACAAATGTCTCGGTAAGAATATTTATACGCTTGGTATAGAAGAACGTCAGGGTGTACTAAGAAGCTCTGCCCAGAAAAGTTAATATGTGAATATTTATAAAGTTCATCATACTTGTTTCTAGGAAGCTGCTTATCAACTAACATTTTGAACACTCGCACGATTTCGGAAGGACTTCCCTTGCAAGTTTCAAAGATTCTATTCCAATTATATAAGAGCATATTATACCAGAAAGTGAAGTTATTGTCAAGAACTATTTTTTTATAGTTGCTGTATCTTGTATCCCTGTTTCATATAGTATCCCATCCTATTGGAAGCCTGTCTCCTTGCCGTGTTTCCTTTTAGGTGGATATCTATCACTACAGGTGATATTTTATTTTCTTGTTGGCGTATGATACGCCCGATTAGCTGAGTTAGTAGAGGTTCATTATTAACAGGAGTTGCTAAAATTAAACAACTTAAGTTATCTACAGAGATTCCCTCTGAGAATATTGCCTGTGTTCCATATAGAACATCCTTTTTACCACTACGAATCTCATCTAAATAGTCTTCTCTATCTTCATGGGGTATCTCACCCGTAACACAGATAGACCTCTCGCCTGTTAACTCTGAACAAGCTCGTAGAAAGTGAACTCTATCACTTACTACCAGTACCTTATGCCCTTTAGCAGCATAGGCTGCTGCTATCATAGATACACTATGTCGATATTCCTCTTGATTAGATAGATGTGTTACTTTATTAGCCCAAGGAGTTCTCTGCCCATCCATAAATCTTATATCTGAAGGATATATAGTTATAGAAGGAACCATATAGTTCTCCTTTGGTGGCTTAAATACCTTATTACCAAAGTAGTCTCGAAATACTACGTGCTTCCCATCCTTTCTTTCAATAGTTCCTGATAGTCCTATCTTATATCTAGCATAGTTTGTATCTATTACTTTTGAAAAAGTAGGAGAGGAAACGTGGTGCATTTCATCTAGTATAATAGTGCCGAACTGTTTATTTATTTTGAGAATATTTCGGTATAAACTCTGAGTATTCCCAATCACGATTGGAGCATCAATTTCAAACTTTCCGCTGCCTATTATACCAGGTGTAATTCCATATACTTTTTCTACTTCCTTTGCCCACTGGTTTCTTAACGGAACTGTGTGGACAATAATAAGTGTTTTCTGGCCTAACTTGCCAGCAATTGCAAGACCTGTAAAAGTCTTCCCCCAGCTGACCCAAGCGTTTATTATACAATTATCTTCAATCTCATCATAAACCTCTTGTTGGCTTGGTCGTAAAGGTAACTTAAACTCAGGAAAGTCTACTGGTATATTGATACGTTTATCGACTACTTCGTAATCCTTCGGTATCAAATCCGTTCTTCCAATTGGTATGCTAACCAACTTATCCCTAACTCGTGCCATATTTTTTATGACAAAAGGCGGGTCTCTTGGATTAAATGAAGGAATAGTATAAGTAAGTTCTTTACTTAAAAATTCCTTGTATTCTTCCGTCACTTCAAGATAAATGCGGTTACTGATTAGTGCTTTCATTATACGACGAAGCTCTCTCCACACCCACACTCATTTTGAACATTAGGATTTTTAAATTCAAATCCTTCATTTAACCCTTTCTTGACATAATCCATTTCAGTACCTTTAAGATACACTAAACTTTTAGGGTCGACAAAAATATCAATCCCGTAGTTTTCAAACTTTAAATCTTCTTCTATTAGTTTATCAACTGGCTCAAGTACATACATCAGTCCCGAACAACCTGTTGTTTTAACAGCCACACGAATACCAATACCTTTACCTCTCTTTTCAAGGTAACTGTTAATATGATATGCTGCTTTTTCTGTCAAACTAATTTCCATTTTATACTTTTCTTTTAGTATCTTTAAGTTTTACCTTAGAGTACTCATACAACAACCAAGGAGTATTCCCCATGTGTAATATACCTGCCCAGCCCCTGTCTTCTTTCGGAGGTCTAGGTATAGTGAAAGGTGTCTTAATACCATGTACCCATAGTAAAGAAGCAACCTCTTTCAAATCAACTTTACGAATTTTATAGTATTTTAACTTACAAAATTTAGTTTTCTCGTAGGTAAAAGGAACACCTTTTGAGTCTATAAAATTTTTCTTTGTTTGTTTTAGTAAGCCTACGTGACTAATAAGGGAACGCCTTAGGGGCAGTAACTCTGTAAAAGGAGTCTGTACTCGTCGTATTCCCAAGGTACCCCCAGGCATATTAGTGTCATCTATTAACAGGTCATCTATAAAAAGCAACCCGTCAGAATAACTCCAATTGTCGGAAGGTATCTGGAATACGGGGAAAGATATTTGTTGAACATCCCTGTATGTTATTATCACTTTTCTGTTTATCCTTATAGTCGGTTATCGCAGCTTTGATTGCGTCTTCCGCGAGTACGCTACAATGAATCTTTACTGGAGGCAATGCTAATTCTTCGGCTAATTCTACATTTTTTATAGAGTTAGCACTATCTAAAGTTTTTCCCTTTACCCATTCAGTTAAAAGAGAAGAGGAAGCAATTGCACTTCCACACCCATAGGTTTTAAACTTAGCATCTATAATCACGTCATCCTCTACTCTTATTTGTAGCTGCATAACATCCCCACAGGCGGGGGCACCTACCATACCGGTGCCTACATTTTTTGTTTTTTCCATCTTACCCACATTTCTAGGGTTAGTGTAGTGATCTAGTACTTCTTTAGAATATGCCATTTAATTTATCCCCAAGGTAACATAGTCATACCAATCATATTTAGTATTAACTCAATTAAAATAAAAAATATTAAACACGGCCCTAATTGCCATGCCCACCACTTCCAGCCTTCTAAACTATCGACCCAAATAGCTAACTTACTTTTTCTTGCTCTATCGTAAGCTCCGCTACTCTCGCCAATTCTTTCAGCCCAATAATTAGGATTAAGTGCGTTTTTAAATCCTTTCAGTATTTTTACTAACATCTTTTAATGAAACTCACAGGCTTCTTCTTTGCTGTACCACATTCCGCATACATCGCAGAAATAACAACAGTCATCTTGATTCTCACAATCAGGGTTATTACATGCTTCCATATTGTTTCTCAAATTTACCCATAGAATAGTCCTCTCCAACATCAAAATCACAGCCTACAGGTGCTCCAGGAATTGATATTCCTCTATCCATTTGTATGTAGTATTCTAACTGGTCACAGTATAAATCCACTTCCCCATAAGGTACTTCTGCAAGTATAGAGTCATGAACTAAAGCAAAAATCTTAGCTTTATATCCCGCTTTCTGTATAAAAGCGTGCATGTCTATAGCTCCCAATAAATTAATGTCGCTAGCAGCAGACTGGACCAAAAAGTTAAGACCAGAACGAATGCTATGAGATCGGACGCCCGCGTCTGATGATTTGACATTTGGTAATCTCCTTTTTCTTCCAAAGAAGCTATAGACGAATCCGTTTTGCTCAATGAATCTATGATTAGTTTCAATCCACGTTTTAAGAGCGTGAAAAGACTTAAAATAATCATCAATAACCTCTTTTGCTTCGCTTTGACTGAAGTAAGTACCTGAGTCTTTTGTAACTTGTTCGCTAATTTTTTTCGGTCCTGCACCATACATAATACCAAATGTAACTGCTTTAGCTGCCTGTCTTCTAGCAGGGAATAGACTTGCAACATCTTCTACATCACAAGGTAGTTTAAATACTGTCTTTGCAATAGCACTGTGGAAGTTTCCGCCTGAACGGAATACATCCATAAGTGCCTTATCTTTAGCAAGAACTGCGGCAACGTAAACTTCTGCTGTAGTTAAATCCATTGCTACAATCTTGTGTCCTGGTGCGGCTTGTATACAACCTTTTACAATAGGGTTATCCCTAGGTAGTTGTTGCATATTAAGTTTACCGCTACTGCTAAGACGGCCACTAGTAGTACCGTGAAGGTTAAACCCTGTGCGTAGTCGGCTATCTCTATCCAACTGCGGTATGATTTTATCCAAGTAAGTATTTTTAATTTTGGATCGTTGACGTATGTCAAGGATAAGTCCAGGAACTTCAGATTGGGATGCAAGCTCTCCGAGTACTTCCGCATCCGTTGAGTTAGCACCCGTTCCTGTTTTCTTCCCAGTAGGGTTGAGACCAAGGAAGTCAAAAAGAAGGCTACGCAACTGAACAGTACTGTTAGGATTAAAATCTTTTCCATTTATTTTCTCAAATTTAGATATCTCAGGGTTCTGGTACAAGGTGTCCACAGATTTATCTATTTCTGTTTGCATTAACTCTTGAGATACGCTTAGCCTTTCTTTATTAAAAGGTACACCATTATCCTGTGCATCAATCAGAAAACGAGTACCAGGAATTAGAATTTCATCGTATACTTTCTTCAGCTTAGCATTTTGCTTAATTTTAACAAACTTTTCATATAAGAGAAAAGTACATAAAGCATCCATAGCTGCATAAGTTTTCATTACATCAAAAGGAATACACTCCCATTGAAAATCAGCTTTCAATATTCCATGTTCTTTTCTATAGTTATCCATCCAATCATACATTGGCTTCTCGTAATCGCCATACGGAGTATACTTGATTGATAACTGCTTGAGACCATGTCCTCCAGGGTTCTCGTCTATGAGGTAATGGAGCAACATTGTGTCTTCAAAGTTAGGGAACTTAAACTTAAAGTGATACTCAAAGAATGCTATGTCAAACTTAGCATTGTGAAATATTACCGTTTTCTTACTAAAAAGTTCTTGTAACAAGTCTTCAGTTCGCTCATCAAAACATTCCGTATTGATATAAACTCCCTTCTGACCATCATAACAAAGCGATATACCCAGTATATAACCATCCCTAGGATATAGTCCCGTTGTCTCCGAGTCAAGTGCCACATATGTACCACTATGATCAATAGCTGCTTGTATAAAGGCATTGCACTCTTCTGTTTCTTCAATTCCGAAAGCGATACTCTCATCTATAATAACCTCGTCAACCAATCCTTTGATGTGGTTGATTATACTCTCTTTTGAAGTTTCCCAAGTCTTTCTAGCCTCGGGCTTGAACTTCAGCATAGCGGGATTAATTACAGGCAAGAATTTATCTTCTACTTTCTTGCCAGAATACTCTGTTACTGAATTAATTTTGGTAAAGTACTTCAACGCATCACTACCTACTAGTATAAGCCAGTCATAGTTATCTGTATTGATACTTATGTCACAATCTCTTTTTAATACTTTTTTAATATTTGAATCCGAACATAGTTGATACTGATCAAACTCAAACTCACCTTCAAATTCTCGTCTAAAATCAGTTCTACTCGGTTTAGTTTCTACTAAGGCAACTCTAGCCATATAACTTCCTCTTTAATTTATTTACTGAAGTTTGGGATAGTGCACCAGGATCTGTATCCTTGAAATGGATATTCCTAGCTACGAGACCAGCTTTCTCACACGCACCCTTTAAATTTTCTGCCGCAGTCTGACCTGCGGTATCCCCGTCAAAAAAGATTTCCACATACTCTGCTCCTTGTACTCGGAGCATAGATAGTTTAGCCTCATTATAATTATTAGTTCCAAAACAGCACACAGCATTAGTCAGACCTTTATCGTGCAAGTTTATCATATCATAGATACCTTCCACCAATATAACAGAGCCTTGTATAAACTCTACTACAGGAAAGAAGGGTAACCTAGCTCCCGGAGGAGAGAACTTGTACTTAGGTGTCCCACCTGTTGTGTGTCTTCCTTGAAAAGCTACTATATTACCTGATATGTCACGAATTGGAAATACTATTCTGCCCACATGGTCATTATGTGAGTGTTGAAAAGCCTCGAACTTCTTATAAGTTTCAGGGCGAATATCTCTCCAGTTTCCTACATACGGCAATCTATTTTGAGGAAAGGACAAACCAATACTTTCGGAGCGTTTTTGTATAATTTTCTTTTTAAAAAGGTCTCTCTGTTGTTGTAGTTGGTTTGCCCTTTCCCCAAAATGATTGAATAAATTACCTTTGTACCCACACGAAAAGCAATTGAAAATACCAGTAATCTGGTCTATTCTCATACTAGGATTTTTATCTCCATGTTCAGGATTAAGACACCTTACTAGGTAATCCGCACCCTTCTGCATGAAGTAAATATTCTTCTCTTGTAATAGCCTTTCTACTTCCATTAAATCCTTTCGTGAGGTTTATAATCTGAATCTTCTTCTTGACCGTCTGAATTTAAGTCAAGCATGTCTCGTACTTTCTTCCTGTAACTCTCTATGAACTCCAGAATTTCTTCTGTTTCTTTACTTGTTTCTTTTGCTTTTTTCATGTTGATATTATACTAAAGATGACATTAAATGTCAAGATATATTTTTACAGGTCGTCTATGTCTTCACCAGTCTTTTGATCGTTTGCTTCTCTCTCCTTGGGGGTTAGAGAAGATTCTGGGCCAATTTTTAATGTTTCCCAGTCCATTGTAGAGGTAAAAGAACGCATAGCGGCTGCTCTCATCTTAACACAGTTAAATGTGATACAACCATCTTCTTGACTCCATGGTTCCA